CCACCGACTGTATATTGTTCACTTATTGTACGGTCAAAAAATCTATAGTCGTTAGATTTTTGAGGCCTCCACATACTTAACCGGGGCATTTTGACTCTCCAAACTGTTTACAGTTATCGTTGTGCCATCTTTTGAGGTTAGCTTCACCACCAACTTTCTTATTGCAATGTGAACAAACATATATTGTTTTAGGCTTGCGCATTTTGACCAAAGATTCTTCGCTATGTTTTTTCCCAAAAAAATGATTAGCCTCACCGACCATTCTTACTCCGTAAAAATGATTATTTGATCCGCTTTGCCACGGTCTCTTTTCACCTTTGCGTTTTTTATTTCCAGATATCCGATTGTTTCTTCTGATGGCTTTTTCTTGCTCACCTTCTCGAGCAGCTCGAGCCTGGGCTGATTTTTTTAATTTAGATATCCATTCCTCGCTAAATTTTCTTTCTTTCAGGAGAAGATTCAAATTATTTTTAAGTTGTTCATAAATTCTACCGCTAATTTTATATCGATATTGTTTTTCTCCGGCGCTATGCATCATTCTTTTGCAAGCATAGGCCATCTTTTTTTGAGCTTGACCAGTGGTTATCTTGGTCAATAACCAATGACAAACAAAATGCTCTCGAGCAGTTAGCTTTGCAATATTTTCACGCTCATTGCCGCCACCCAGACTTCTGGGCACGATATGGTGCTTTTCGGTGTATACCTCTTTGGGCAACTCCCTATTTTGGGCACGAAATACAATATCGTTGTACCAATTTGTATATTTTGAATCAAGGAATGGCATAGTGCAGTATTTATGGGTAGGTTGACCAGAAACCCCAAACAGCATAAAATAGCATATGGACTTAAATGATTGGCAAAATCTCAACGCCCGTTTGGACCAAGCGCACCGAAATTATATTGGGAGCCTTTTTGGGTCCCGGGACCTTTGGACCATGGACCGGGCAGTACGGGATAAACTACGCGAAGCTGATCGAGAATGGGTGAATTGTCGTAGAAAAGGTCAGGGCAGTCCCCGTTTTGATGAATTATTGACACAAGCTGAAGAAGCACTGAAGAATCTAGAAGGACACGTTTTGTTGGCTAAACTAATGAACAAGGAGCAACGATGAGCACCACCGCACTCAAAGCACCCCGACCTATGAATCCCCGTAGTGCAGATACCAAATACACCGGTGGCGAGCCCGAATGGCGTAGCCAGCCCGAGGTAGAGCGTATGAGCAAAATGATCGCGGCATTCTCCTGGTACAACTACCATTATGGCAAGAAAGAAGTCAAAGAGTGCGTGATTGATTGGTTGGTTCGCAACGACCGCCAGAAAGACGCCAAAGAATTCGCCAAGGTACCGGACTCAACGATCCGCAACGTCACCGGATGGCTATGCCGCATGAACACTATGGGGCTGATCCTCAACGACAAGGAAGAGCTCCAGCTCAATGACATGATCCGCGGACATTTAGAGAGCGTTCGCTCTCTCAAAGAAATCGTAAAAAAAGCCGAAGAACCCGAAGTAGCTCGACCCAATATCCAGGATCGTCTCCGCGAAAAAATGATGGAAGCCGCAGGAGAGATCGAAGGCACCTATGACGACATGATTGCAGCCGGCGGCAAGATGTCAGCAGACTACAAGCCCATCACTATCTTGCGTGGTCGCAATGTAGCACCGCAGATGGTGGGAGACATCGCCGAACACTGGAAACAGCGACTTGCGGAGTTGGAAGAAGTGTTGGCAGGCAAAGATGCCCAGTTGGTAGAAGGCTACAGCAACTTTGGTAAATTGCAAATCAAGAATCTCGTGAAGTTTGCTGAACAGGTCATCGCGGACTGCGGCAGCTATGTGCAGATCAAGAAGACCGAACGTGCTCCACGCAAGAAGAAACCAGTGAGCCCAGAAAAACTCACTGCCAAGTTCAAGTATTTGAAAGAGTTTGAAGAACTCAAGCTCAAGTCAGAACCCGTGACGAAACTGGTCAATGCCCAAGAAGCCTGGTTGTACGATACCAAGAAGCGTAAACTGATCTATGTAGTGGCGGACACGCATGCCGGTGCGTTCACTGTCAAGGGATCTGCGTTGATCGGGTATGATACCACCAATTCTGTACAGAAGACTCTCCGCAAACCAGCGGAACAGATCAAAGCACTATTGCAGGGTGGCGTAGCACAGCATAGGAAGTATTTCAAGGACATCAAAGCCACTGAAGTCAAATTCAACGGACGTGGCAACGAGAACTTGATCCTGCTCAAAGTCCGCTAAATACTGGGGCAAGGAGCCCCAGTATGGCAGACGCACAAAGCAACTTAAACGAGACCCTGAACCAGCTGAAAAAGCAGTTGATCGAGTATGTACAACTGCAACTAGGCGATGGTATTATCGACATCGAACCCGATCCCGCACACTACGAAGCGGCCTATCAGCGCACCTTAGGTATCTATCGCCAACGTGCCCAAAATGCCTATGAAGAATCTTACAGCTTCATGGAACTCCAGGACAACGTCAACGAGTACTATCTTCCGCAGGAAGTGCAGAGCGTGCGTCAGATCTTCCGTCGTACCATCGGTCTCAGTACCGGCGGGGGTTCTAGTAGTTTTGACCCGTTTGGTGCAGCCACGCTCAACGTGTATCTCCTGAACTGGAATCAAGCATCTGGCGGACTGGCCACCTACGATTTCTATCAGCAATATGTGGAACTTGCGGCCCGAATGTTTGGTGGATATATCAACTACACCTTCAACCCAGTGACCAAACGCCTGCAACTGATCCGTGACCCTCGTGGGTCCGGTGAAGTGGTATTGCTATGGACCTACAATCTCAAACCCGAAATCACCCTGCTTTCGGACATGCAGATCGGCCAGTGGTTCCGCGATTGCATGGTTGGTGCTACCAAGATCATCATCGGTGAAGCCCGGGAAAAATTCGCTCAAATTGCTGGTCCACAAGGTGGCGGCAGCTTGAATGGTAGCCAGATGAAAACCGAAGGACAGGCCATGATAGACCGTTGCCTTGAAGATCTCAAGCTCTATGTGGATGCTTCGCAACCACTTACTTTCGTGATCGGCTAAATCTCTCTAGCATTTTACCAAAATATCTGTTAAAATATCAGCATGGCTGATATAATGATCGATATCGAAACCTGCGGCACCGGAGTGGATGCTTGCATCTTGACCATTGCTGCCCAGACTTTTGATCCCCTCCAACGCACCGCAGAATACAGCGATCGTTGGTACTATGCACGAGTAGACCCAGACAGCCAACCTGATCGCAACGTCAGTGATGGCACCATAGAATGGTGGGCCACGCAACCCAAGGCAGCCCAAGAAGAAGCATTCAGTCCCAAGGGCAGGATTCCGTTGAAGCAAGCCCTGGAAGAACTACACCGCCTGACCTGGCAGTGTAAACGAACCTGGGCCAACGGTCCTACTTTTGACATGAATATATTGGAACACGCCTATAAGAGCTATAATATAGTATTGCCGTGGCAGTATTATAATGTGCGTGATGCCCGTACCGTTTATAGCCTTTGCCCCAATCTCAACAAGTATCCAGCCAGCCACCATGCATTAGAAGACTGTCGCAGACAGATTGATCTGTTATGGGACAGTTTGGAATATCTCAAAATCAAGGAGTTAAAATGATCATTGGAGTAGTAGGACTGATCGGCGCAGGTAAAGATACCATAGCCGACTATCTTGTGAATATCCATGAGTTTCGTAGGGATAGTTTCGCAGCCACTCTCAAAGACGCCTGCGCGGCAGTATTTGGGTGGGACCGCACCATGTTGGAAGGCCGTACCAAGAGCAGCCGTGAATGGCGAGAACAGCCCGACGAATGGTGGAGCCAGCGCCTGGGAATGACCATCACACCCCGCTATATCCTGCAACATTGGGGCACTGAAGTTTGCCGGCAAGGATTCCACGATGACGTATGGATCGCTAGTTTGGAAAACAAACTCCGCACAGCCCGAGACGATGTAGTCATCAGCGATTGCCGTTTCCCCAATGAAATTAAAGCTATCAGAGCCCAAGGCGGCCATGTAATACGTGTGGTTCGTGGAGCAGAACCCGGTTGGTACAATCTGGCAGCAGAAGCCAACCGTGGCAACCATGCAGCACAAAACGCTCTCCGAGATCTCGGTATCCACGCCAGCGAAACATCATGGATCGGTACAGAATTTGATCGAGTGTTAGATAATAATGGCACGCTAGATGAACTCTATGCGCAGGTCAACGATCTGGTTCGAGATCTCCGCGCTGCCAGGGCAAGTCTAGCCGCTTGACTTCTTCGATACAGTTTAAACACACGGTTTTTAGATTCCTTAATTCACAGTCATTGAGGTCGCCGTTGATATGTAAAACCATGAGTTGTGCAGCGTATTTGGCCCGGAACCCACATCGATCGCATGTGGGTTTTTTCTTATAGCCCGCGGACTTCCAACGCGGTTCTGCTGGTCGCAGCTTTTTATCACGTCGTATACAAGGGTTGCACCGACTGCGATAGTAGATCTTGCCACGATGATAACCATTGATAGCAGCAAGATTCCGACCGCAGACTTGACATAAAGGGCGCATAGCGGTATTTATAGACGCGGACCTTGATTAAGGCACCTGTAAACCACCTTCTTTTAAAGAAATCAATAAATATTGCTAACCTATTTTAAGAAGGATAACACCATGGCCCTAGTATCGCCCGGAGTCGAAGTAACCGTCATTGACGAGTCGAATTATATTCCTGCTGCCACCAACTCAGTACCTTATATCCTGGTAGCCACAGCACAAAACAAAATTTCTGGAACCGGTACAGGCGTAGCCCCCGGTACCCTGGCCTCTAATGCCGGGCGGGTATATTTAATCACCAGCCAGCGCGATCTGGCAGCCACGTTTGGTAATCCGTTCTTTTATAAAACGTCAGCTGGCACACCTATCAACGGTTATGAACTCAACGAATATGGATTACTAGCAGCTTACTCAGCCTTAGGTATCTCCAATCGTGCCTATATCCAGCGTGCTGATATTGATTTAGCTGAACTCACAGCTACACTGGTGCGTCCCACAGGTGCTCCTGCTGATAATACGTACTGGTTAGACACTGCTAATACTGCCTGGGGTATCTTCCAGTGGAACGCCACCACAGGTGCCTTCACGGTACAGACACCCATTGTTATCACAGATACTACACAACTGTCTGGCACACCGGCTAAACCCAGCCAAGACATTGGCAGCATCGGGCAATATGCGGTCAACGCTACTAATGCCAACAACCCTGTGTACTATAAGACACCGGGCAATGCCGAAGCCGGTGTAGCAGCTAATACTTGGGTATTGGTGGGCACAGATGAATGGAAGAATTCCTGGCCTGCAGTACAAGGTGCCAACACAGTGGTCGGCAATGTGCTGACCATTGGTAACTCTATCACTATCAATACCACCGTGATCGTTCTCACCGGACAGACATTGACCAGCTTGGTTGATGATATCAATGCAGCTGGTATCACCGGTGTTACTGCAGCAGCTGACAGCAGCAATCGATTGGTACTCTATGCGGACAGCACAGCCACAGGTGATGGCAGCAGCGTTGCTACAGGTATCGTGATCAGTGGAGGCACAGCCGGACTGTTATCTACACTGGGTATCACAGCTGGTAACTATGCCGTGCCTGTCTTGCAGCAGAGTCCCAACTACACAGTACCGGCATGGCGTACCACAGATCGTCGTCCCACTGGTTCAATCTGGAATGTTACTACGCCTGTGAATCAAGGTGCAGATCTCATCGTCAAACGCTATGATGCTACTTTGGGCTTGTTTGTAGCCAAAGATGCTCCAATATACGCCAATGACGAAAGCGCAAACAAAGCCTTGGATCCTGCAGGCGGCGGCATCAACATTACAGCTGGCACACTTTATACACAGTATAATACTGATCCTGAAGGTACCAACAATACATTCACTCTCAAACTGTTTGAGAGATTAGCTGCTGGTGCCACAGTGATCGTTGGTGATGCAACATCTCCTAGTTTTACTAATGGTAATCAATTTACTATCCAGTATAGCATAGCTAACAGCAACACACTTTCGTCTGCGGTCACAGCCACGGTCGCTGGAACCAATGCAGCAGCATTTGTTACAGCGGTTTCAGCAGCAATTCCTTCGGGTGCTCCTGTTTCTGCGGCAGTCAGCAGTGATGGGGCCATTGTGTTTACTCATAGCCAAGGTGGCGTGATTGTCGTAGAAGATATCAGTGGCGGCACGGCCATCGCTGATGCTGGATTTAATACTACAGTTGATGGTGTGCGTGCTGATCCAGATGGCTTCGGTCTCGTCCTCAGCAACTGGGTAGTCCTGGAGTACACGGCCAGCGCCACAGAACCAGATCAAGATCCTGCATCCGGCAGACTTTGGTATTATTCTGCCACTAACCAGGCCGATATCATGATCAACAGCGGCACGGCCTGGGTGGGTTATCGCACATTGGATCCGGATATCCGCGGCTTTGATCTCACACAAACGGATCCAGCTGGCCCAATCTTCGCTGCTTCCGCTCCCACAGAGCAAAGCGATGGTACAGATCTAGTACAAGGTGATCTCTGGATTGACAACAGCAACTTGGAACTTTATCCGGTGATCCGTCGCTGGCAAGAAGTCAACGGAGTGCTACAGTGGGTGACTATCAACAATACCGATCAGACTACAGAAAATGGTATCCTGTTCGCTGATGCACGTTGGGCACCCAATGGGACTACAGATCCCATCGTGGATCCTATTCCTACTATCACCAGCTTGTTAAGTAGTAGCTATCTCGACATTGATGCTCCTGATGCTACTTTATATCCCGCAGGCACACTATTATGGAATACACGTCGTTCGGGATTCAATGTCAAGCGTTTTGAAGCCAATTACTTCAATGCCACAGACTTTGCATTTGATCAGTATTCGGCTACAGTTTCTTATGCAGTTGGTGACAAGGTAATCTTCAATGCACAGTTGTATGTGTGTATCCAAAACAGCACNGGAAATGCACCAACTGTTNCNNCATACTGGAGTCCTCTNCAGACCAATACCTGGNTCAANGCNGCTGGAAANCGNAACAACGGTTCACCATACATGGGCCGTCAAGCAGTACGCCAGTTGATNGTNGCAGCNATGAANCAGGCCATTGACACACAGGATACNNTGCGTGAAGAGCANGTTGAGTTTAACTTGATCGCTTGCCCCCANTATCCCGAGCTGATCCCNAACATGGTGGCACTCAACAACGAGCGCAGCAATACCGGCTTTGTTGTTGGCGACACACCGTTGCGTTTACCTCCGGTCGGTGCAGATATCACTGCATGGGCCACAGATGCTAATGGATTGGGTGTCACCACAGAAGATGGATTAGCAACAGCTGATCCGTATTTGGCTACTTTCTATCCTGCTTGCCAGACCACAGATCTCACAGGCAGCCAGGTAGTACAGCCTGCCAGCCACATGATGATCCGCACTATCATCCGCAGCGACGAAGTTGGATTCCCATGGTTGGCACCAGCAGGTGTGCGTCGCGGCGTGATTGACAACGCCGAACGTCTGGGTTATATCAACGGTGCCACCGGCGAATTTGAAACCATCGCCACTGGACAAGGTCTACGTGATGTATTGTATACCAACAAGATCAATCCCATCACGTTCATCCCCGGTGTAGGTATCACCAACTACGGCAACAAGACCGAAGCTGGTACACCCAGCGCACTGGATCGCATCAACGTGGCACGGTTGGTGGCATTCATCAGATCACGACTGGAAGAGATCGGCAAGACATTCGTGTTTGAGCCCAACGATCAGATCACACGCAATGAGATTACCAATGCCATTGATGGATTGATGATCGATCTCATAGCCAAACGTGGTATCTA